CGCCTCAGACTGAGCCGCCTCAGCCTGAATTTCAGCCAACATCTCGGCCTTGATAACGGCCAATTCCTTTTGTAGTTCTGCTCGTAGAGTGGCAAGGTCATTTTGGCTCTTCGCTTGCTCCTGCATCAGTGCATTTTGGCCCTTGAGCTTCTCAATCTCCATCTGCATCTGGAGTTTCTGCATTTCAGCCTGCGCCTTGATCTCTTCTGGGCTAGGACCTTTCTCCTGAGGACCAGCTTTCACCATCTTGTCTATAGCTTGGTCCAAAACACCCTCGATCTCGTTGCTCCCCTTGAAGCCAGACATTGTCCACTTCAGAATCATCAAAAGGGGAGCTACTGCGTTCGGATCCATCTCGGCCAAAGGCATCGCTGCTGTCATGAACTGGGAAAGAGCGCCAATGTACTCGGTCCGTTCCCTCTGCAAACGTTGATAATCCAACATTGCCATAGATTCTGGTGCTATTTTGATACGCCATAGTGAGTCCGTAGGAGTTTTAATGAGTTTAATGGCCTGAGACGCAAACGGAGCATCATAAGACATCATGATATTGGAGCGCTTCGCTATTGTATCAGGGTTGAAGTGCCGAGCAATGATCTCAGCGCGTATAGACATCAATTGGCTTGCGAATTCCGCAAGCCCCTCGGATATAGCCTGAACTCTTACGGAGGCAAACTGGCGCTTTCCAGAGGCCGCCTCAGCAGTTTCACGGTCAGGGCCGTTAGCACCCCGCATGATCTCTGACATGCCGGTGACTTCATACAGAAGGGACATAGCATCAGCTCTTTGCTCCTTCAACTCACCGAGGGCGGCTGCAAGGTCAGCGATTGGCATCCAATCTACGACCCCCTCCATACCAGCCTTCTCTGTGAACCTCGCCCAGTCCTTTACCGGGATGAGGTCGTTGTCCGTTCCCTCTTCGAAAATGCGGCGTATCTCCGGCGTTGAGCTATCGTAAACACCGACGGCCTTAATCGCGCTGGTAATGAGAGATATACGGGTCTCAAGATGATCGATCTCGTTATATAGGTCCTGCGCCAGTAAGAAGTCCGGCTGAGGGAGGTAATTATCCGTGATTGGGTTCGCAATAAAAGGTTCTGGTATCGGCCAGAAGTTAAAAAGTTGAAGCGGATCAGTCTTGGTGTCCAAGATTTCCTGAGGTTCGGACGAGAACCAATATACAGACTTATTGTCCTTACACCAGATCTCCCATACCTCCGCACGGTCCCACACATCCGTCTTCTCAGGGGTACGGTCATCAACGTCTTCATCATCACGCCCTTTCTTGTTATAGGTAAGCTTCTCAGCCTTCTCCTCACCAAATCTTTTAGAAGCCTGATCTTTAGTGGGGAAGGTCCTAAAGGCGATCCAGGGTACCTCGGCCCATACGCGGGCGAAACCCCACAAGAAGTCGTCCCAATGCACGTACTCAATGGGTGCCCGCTCGTCAATAAGTTTCTGAGTCTTTACCTCGGGGGCCAGCTCCTCGCCGTCCTCGGCGAGGATCGCAGGAACGAGGTTCTCCTCGCTGTCGAACTCATACCGGACTCTGGCTACGCCAAGTCCGGGAAGGAGACGGTCACTTAGGACATGTCCTAAGATGCCCTTTAAGTCGCTACCAGCGGCCAGAATGGCATTATTGAGCATGCGGTCGTAGATTAACGCTGCTACACGAGCTACGTCGTCCTCGGGATCAGCATAACGACGTGAAACATCCACTTTTGGTGGATTTCCGTTCACCATGTCCATCAAGGTCTTGGTGTTAGAGTGAAATAGATTCACTCGGAACTGATATCCGGAGGCCGTGGCCCGCTCGTCGCCGTCCAAAGACGCCCGAGCGTCCTGATAGCGGGCGTGGATGCGCTTACCTTTCTTTCTCCACTTACCGATACGCTCCTCGGCAGCCTTTAGCTCAGCGCTCCAACGCCTCCACTGACCCTTGGCGTCCTTCTCGAAGTCCTTTACGGACCGTATGCTCTCTGGTGAGTCGCTCATAGTCTATGTCGGTTCCAATTCACGCGTTCACGCGCAGCAAAGAGATCATCCAGCGTATACGATGGCGGAGTCCAGGCTGTCTGAGCACCGAGCCGTCCGGCAAGCGTCCGCTCGCCCTTGTTCGCCCTTGCAACGAGCGCCAAATAACGGAACGCATCAGCTCCATTGGAGGACCAGTCATGCTCTGGTTTGTCGCTGAAGCTCTGTTTTAGCTCGTCATACTTGCGATGGTAGGCCCGAAGTGCCTCTATGCCGTGCTTGCATCGGTCGCGATCCAGCCTGCTGGATCGCAGTACGAGTCTCGCAGCATTGATGCCGTCCTGTAAGTCCAGACGGGGGAGTATCTCCCACGTCCAGTCAAGCTCGTTACGCTCTACATAGTAGAGACATTGCTCAACCGTGCTTCGCCCCGTCTGCAAGGTCTTGGCCCTTGCGTCGTGGGGAAGCCAGAGGGTACCGTAGTCATACGGTTTTGCCTCCAGAATGCCGAAGTAGTACTGGAGAGACTCTCCTTGTCCCTCCTCGTAGTCAATAACGTCGAAACCGGAGGGGGTCTCTTGCCAGAACCACAGCGCCGTGGAATCGGAGAATCCGAGATCCAAGGCGACGTGGACCTCATAGTCTGGGTCATGGGGGACCACGCCGATGCGGCCGTCCCGCTCCATCTCGGAGATGATCTCCGAGTAGTACGTGCCACGGACCGCTGCCTCGAACGAGCACATATACTCTTGCGCATACTGGTTCTCGTCCATTATCTGCCTGGCGATCGCCAGTTCTGACTCCTTGAGTATCCCGGACTCCTCGGCGTTGACCTCCAAATAGAACCAATCGTCGGACGACCTCGCGATCTCGCGAATGTCGTAGAAGTGATTTTTACCCTTGGGAGTGCCGATGAACGTGGCCCACCCTTGCCGATCCGTAAGTGTTGGAAACAACACTTCTGCCCACAAAGAAGGGCGGCAGTCGCCGAACTCGTCAAGAACGACTCCGTCGAGGTAGATACCCCGCAGGGCGTCGGGGTTGTCGGCCCCGTACAGAGTGATTTTGGAGCCGTTGAAAAGCTCGACTGAGAGCTCTGACTCCTTAGTCTTAACCTGCGTATCTTGCGTTGCACGTTTGAGGTACATCCACGCTACGTCTTTCGCCTGCCGATAGAACGGGGCGATATACGCGTAACGAGCATCGCTCTTACGCGTATACAGCGCACGGGTGTGGATATCGTTCACACACGCCACGGTCTTACCGCCGCGGCGATGGAAAACGATGCAAGCCCACCGCTGCGAGCGCTCGTGGAACGCTTGAAAGTGAGGCCTTGGGGTGTAGTAAACCTCCACGTTATGGCTCTAAAGTCGCACCAAGCGTGACGCTCGCCGTAGCGAGAACCTCGAGCGTGGAGGCGTTACGAATTTTGACGTCACCGGTGACCTGCCAATTAACGAACGACCCAGGACCGCCGGTTGCTGTGATTGTCCACGCTCTGACCGCTGACAAAGCGAGCCACGTGGAGGGACCAAACCCGGCCCCGCTGAGCTGGGCGGTATCTCCGGAGGGGTTGAAGTTAACCTGGAAGTCTGCCGGGTCGGCCCCGTTGGGTATCCATTGAACGAGAGTGGTGATAGATCCGAGATGCTCTTGGTACTGCTCATTGACCGTCGTAAGACGATACATCGTCGCGACGGATCCTGGGCCGATACCAAACGAGGCGAAGAAACCGCCGACCAACGTCGCCGTTAATCTGGGAGCGGCCGCGTTCGCTGCAAAGTGAGCAATGCTCACCGACTAGACTCCGTCTAGTCGAGAGCGTGGTAAGACATGTCTTACCACCCTCTCGTCCTCGTCCTTCAAAGCGAACTGCCTGCTCGCTTCGCTCGGGAGGATACGAGCGTAGAGCTTAAAGAACTCAGTGGGGTGGGTGTCTCCCCAATGCGCCAGACGAGGAACGCCTCCGATTAATTCGAAAGCATCATGGAAGGCGTTGACAACGCGGGACCTGCGGACCTCACGGGGGACCGAAATACGACTGACTCCGTTTCCTGAATG